GTATGCGAACCTGCTTCCCTATGTGAGCCTCCAGTAGACTCCTTAAGAGGGGGTGGGTTAGCTCTCAATTTCGCCCCTTTTTTTACCTCTAAACCGCTCAAAAAACGCCTTACGATTCATATAGATAACCTCTTTGGTGACCTTGGCCTCTGCTGCTGCCTCAACTGGCGTCATCTTCCCGATCATCGTTGCGATAGTGCAAAACCTCGCGTATCGGTAGCTTGATCTACTCCCCTCTTTACCCCATACCCATAGGTACACTTCAGCCAGGTGATTAGCCGCTGCTGCTATCCTGATAGCCTCCTCTTCCGCCGCTTCTGGCTCCTCATCATAGGAGCATTGCTCAACGATCTTGTGCTTGTAGTTCCTCATTTGTCTTGACAGCGCTTTTCTTGTGCTCGATAGAATCGTCAGAACTCACTGATGGTCGTTCGTCCTCCTCTTGCTTTTTTCTCTTCATCTCTCGAATTGGCGACTCCTTTAAAAGGGTGAAATCTCCCTCGTAATGCCAGGCGTTAATTGATTTTGGGTGATAAGGGAACCCCTCAATGGGTCCAGTTGTATAGCTTGGCGGAAGGTGTGTTCCCTCACGTTTCTCAACAATCACACCAACCCCCCCAGCCCTAAAAGACACCACATCGCCAACCTCATAAGATGGGGGGCCGATTCGCTGCCTGCTCATCCACTGAACATCGTTGAAATCTTTCCTGTGTTCGTCCCTTAAAAGGGCCAACATTTGCCCTATTGATAAACCCTCACTCATCTCATTAACCTTTCGTAGGCTTTCCTAACCCCCTCATTAGTCCGTGTGCTAACCACAAGCCCGCATCGGAATTGATCGGAGCACATGAAATAAGGATCACCGGTTCCCTGATCTGTTTGATTCATGGCGTTTGTATCATGCCAGGATAGCTTGCCAGTCAGGCAGATTGGGCACTTGATTTCTTTAGCGCTCACAGCTCCCCCCTTTTCCAAAGAATCAAACCTAAGGCAACCAAGGAGTGAAATATTGAAACCGCAAGAGTTATAATAAGCCCCCTCATGACCGCTCTAAGCTCTCCCAGCCTTGCTTCGTGCTGCTCTGTCGCTCGAGCCTCGCTAATGGCGTAGGCCTTAAGTAAAGCCGCTTCTTGCTCGGTTGGGCCGCTCATACTACCACCCCGTAAGACTCGTTAAATGCCATTTTAGCATACTTCTCAGATACCCAAATAAACCCTCGAATACCCCACCTTCGGCCCCAACTATTTTTGACCAGGAAGTTGCCTTGAGCGTCATAGCCAGCGATTACTACAGCATGACCGCCAAACATTCCGCCGCCATAGTTATCAATCACCCCTGTCATTCGGTTAGCAAACATGAACGCTTTATCAACTTCCAGACGCGCCACTATTGGCCCATGATTCGCTAGCCAATACTTGAAGCCCTGCATGTTGAAGCCCTCGCCGTAAGGTGAGCAAGCGTGATAAGACTTGATCTTACGTTGCGCTGCCAGAGCATTGAATTGCCCCTCTGGCATTGACACTCCTAAGCCATTCATTGGCAACACTCGATTAGTCACCGAACCATACTTCCTGGCGACGTCCAAACACGTCTTAATATACGTCCCGCCAGCATCCAAAAACGTCGACGGCCAACTTGTAAAAGTATCTATCTCTTTAGACGCCATCCAGAGGTGCCGGAACGATGGTTTGTTACGTGCAGACCTTGAAACCAATCCCTCTTTGAAGAAGTGCCAGAAAAGGACCGTGCCGACAGCATGACCGACACAAGCCCCAGTATTCTTTTGATCCTCAGCAGTGCCCCACCATCTCATGTCGCCACTTCTAAGGTCGACAGCTTCGGGCAACCTGCTGATTGCCTTGGTAGCGTCTGGGGCGTCATCCCATCGCCAATCCCTTTCCCTGCCTTGCGATGGATTAACATTCAGTATTCGAGTCTCGTCTGCCTTTGTGTTTTTTCTAATTTTCATTTGAATCCTTCTGTTTTATTTAGTCCCGTTTTGCTCTCATACAACGCAACCGTACGCTACATACTCATAGAGTTGTCTTTCCAGTTCTTTAACTTCCTCCTTCAGCGCATTGACTTGAGATTCCAAGTCTTCTTTTTCTCCCTCCAAGTTTTTGATTATAATCTCGATGTCAGGGAAGTTCTTGGACGCCGCGCTTGTAATGGCGTCTGTGATTGCGTCGATAACCTTGTTTTCCAGCTTGTCGTATTCTGTGCTCATAATTTCTTGTTCCTTGTAATTTTTAGCCCGTAGCTTTTGTTGATAATGACTCCCAATTCTTCTTTGCTGCGGTATTAGCCGCTTTCAAATCATCGTCGCTCATGTTTGAGTATCTCCCGCCTGGAGCCAGCTTGTTGACCTTTCGGATTACCCTTGCTCTCTCGCTAGACGGCATATCATCCAAACCCCGAAACAGAGCCTCGTAAGCCCACCGCCTTTTATTGTCATCATTAGACCTCTCAATGCGCTTTCGAAGCTTCTCGTTTCGAGCGTGCTGCCGCGCTAGATCTTTCTCACCCTCTCTTTTGTTCAGGATGTCCGCTTGAGTTACGACTACTTCTCGCACCGCCTCCTCTGTCGTGCATTGCTTCGGGAAATGATTAGGCAACTCTACTTCTGTAAATGTCCCCTCAGGAAAGAACCCGCTTGTCTCTCTAAAAAACGATCTCACGATTTCCTCCTCGCCAACACTTCCTTGACCTTTCGTGCTGCCTTGTATGCTGCCGCCGCCTCCTCGCTTGTCGCGAAGTATCCAAGGTGCATCCGATTCTCCCCTGGCCAGCAAATTTGAGCCTTCCATTTGTTTCGCTTGGGCTCGAACGTAACACCTACAGCCTTGTCCTGAGCCCGATAGATACTCTCGCGCAATTCATCAAGCCTCTTCGATTCTTGCGGTGTTGGCATCTGCTTCACTTCAGTTGTTCTTTCCATTTTGAGTTTTCCTTTCTCTCTCGCTGCATTTTCCTTCTCCACACCCTTGCGCGTTTAGCCAGTCGAGCCTCACGCTCTGCCCACGTCTCGATCCTTTTCGGAGCTGCCATCTCACAATCCTCCTATTTCTGATTGCTCTGGTATATCTTCCTCGTGAACAACGCTTGCTGGGTCAATAAATCGAACCCTTGGAGCGTCAAAAGTGAGCCGTGCCGCCGCTGGACTACCATCCCTGACCTTAGCCATTGCAAGGACGGCATCGTCGCCGCGATAGCCTTGGTCGTTTTTTGGCCTATGCAACAGCATCACGATTTCAGCGTCTTTTTCGATTTGGTCCGAACCTGCAATCTCATTGATCTTGGGTGACCGATTTTCCTCTGCGGACTTTCGGTTGACTTGAGCAAGGGCGCATAAGTGCGGTCCATACCTCTTAGGGAGTGCCGAGAGCTTTTGAGATGTGTCTTTGATCTGCTCATGCGTGGCCGAAAGATTGCCCTGGTATCGAACGATCTGGATGTAATCCAAGAACACGCACGCCACCTGGTGCCGCTTAACTGCGGTGCGAATCAGCCTCTCGATATCGTCAACCGTGGCTCCAGGTGCAAAAGCAATCCAAAAGGGAGTAGTGCTTAGTTGCTCGTAAAAGGCTTTGACCTTCTCTTTCTGCTCTTGGGTAAGCTTTGCTCGCCTTATAACCCTGGCATCGATCCCTGTGGCATTAGCCGCTAGCCGGTTAATAATCGCATCCCTGGACATCTCAATTGAGATAAACAGACAAGGGATTCGATGGGCAAAGCACATCTGATACAGGAACGACAAGCCAAGTGCCGTCTTGCCCTCTGACGGCCTCGCAGCAACCACAGACATCGTTTTCAAGGGGAGCCCGTCACACACCCCATCAACAGACCGGAAGCCAGTCGTCAAACCCGACAAGTCAGAGCCCTTTTTCATTTGCTCAACCATGCTACGCTTCCAAGCCTCAGCCAAAGGCCCTCCACCCTCGATGAAAGCACCATGTTCAATTCCGATCTCTAAGCTATCTAGGATCGCTTTTAAATCGCTAGAGGTGTGAACACCCTCGGAAGCCGCGTTCAGGGCTTGCGCGGCAACCTGGACCACTTTACGGCGACTGTAGGACTCGGTGACGGCCTCAACTAGCTCGGGGTAGCACAAAGGGGAGCCGATTAGGTCTGGAGCCATCACCACAAAAGCGGGGCATCGGTCACCCGTTTTTTTGTGCCAAGCGACCATGAGCGAGGCGATGTTGATTGGCAAAGATTCGCGAACCATCCCAGCCATAAGCTCGAACGCATCCCTCAGCCCTTGATGCTCGAAAACCTCAGCGTTCACCAGGTTCGAAACCTCAAGGAAAATATCGAGCCCCCCGATAGCGCAGCAACCGATTAGAGCCATCTCTGCGGGGTGCTCTTTCGCTTCAGCAAGCTCAAGGGTAAATTTTGCCGGTTCGTGGGTCATGCCAGAAAATCTTTCAAGTCGATCTGGTCAGCCTGCTTCTCGGGCTTGCTCCTGGCCTGCTGAGCCATCGCCCTCTGATCGGGCTCGAAGATCCCTTGCCATTCGCACTCAAGCGACTTGGACACAGACGCGATTGCGCCAGCCGTCCCGAAGCTCGACAACTTTTTGAGCTGTCGACCGAAGAAAACAGCGGGCTCTTGGGTGATCTTTTTGAGCCTAAATCGGAAGCTCACCCACTGCTCAAATAGCTCGACAAATTCAGGGTTGTTTTTCAGCCCTCCAGGCCACTCCATTTCCAGCACCTCGAGCCAAGATTTTTCGGCAGTCCGTTTCGGTTTTGCCTTTGGCTTTTCCTCACGCGCTTCTTTATTCCTTAAGGGGATTACTTTAAGGGGAGTACCTTTGTAGGTCTCATTTGGTAGGGGTCCCCTACCCTCATTTGGTAGGGGTGTCCTATCTACTTTGGTAGGGGTACCAAATAAGGGTATAGGTCCATTTGGTAGGGGTGCTATACCCTCATTTGGTAGGGGTAAGGGTGTTTCCGCAATGCTGTAAACCGCTGTTTTCCCTGGCCGTTTTTGCACGCTGAGAACGTCCAAATCGACCAAGATTTTCAAGCTCGATCTGACTGTGTTTGCACTCAATCTACATGCCTCAGCAATGGTCGGGAGTGATGCGTAGCAACTCCCCCTTCTTGCCACATGACAAGCCACTCTGAACTCTTGAGATGTAAGCCTCATTTCGTCAATCCAAGCCGGAATAAATAGCGGTTCCCTTTTCATCAATCCACCAACTCAAGATAAATGAACACCCCTGGATGGACTTTAGCCCACTCCTTAGTAACGGCTAATGAAGTCAGATAAGAGTCATCATCAACCCGCCCAGAATCGACCATTGCATCGATGACGGCCTTGGCTAGGTTGTCAACGTCGGGCTTTTGAGTGTGGACCCCTGGCGCGGCATCCCGCAGAATGTGGGCATTCTTACCGGTCCTGTAGTGGGCCTTAGGTCTTGGCAAATGGAATTCCAAGGCTAGCTTGTAAGGCCCTTGACTAACGCCCATCTTGAGCCGTGTAAGAGACTTGACAGCCGCTTTCCACATGTCAGCAGTGTCAGGAGTGTAAACTCTGGCTTGCTTTCCAAAAGATCTAGCCTTGACCCTTGGCTGAGCCACGGGGACGCCTTCGACGAAGTAAGACACTAAGTTACCCATTCTTCACCTCGCTTCGTTCACGTTCCTCGCGGTCGATCTTTCTTTGCCATGCTTTGACATTGACCTCTGAGTTGATCTGCTCAACTTGCTGCTTTTTGGGATCGAGTTTGAGTGACCCTCTTTCCCAGCACTTGTCAGCCGCTCTCCGATACTTCTCTAGCTCTATTTCGTCCATTTGCTTGACTGGTTGTGCGTTCTTTTAATTCGCTTCCAAATGTCCCGCCCTAAGATCTTTGCGGTGTTCACACCTCGTCCAAGATAAGGCATAGGCCCCTGGTGATTGATAGCCGCCATTCGATCAAACTGTCCGTAGTAGTTTGTGCTCATAGCCAGTTGTCTCCCTCTACAGCACGCACCGATGGTGCGCTCTTAGTTGTTTTGAATGTCCCTGAGAGCAATGCTCGACAATCCTGCTTGCTGGCTTCCGCTGAAGCCTTCTTGCCTGTCTTGGCGTGATAGACCTTCTCAAGGCTGGGAAGTGAGACCTTGACGCATTTCAAGAACTCTTCAGGAGTCATCCCAACATGAGTCTTGAGAAGCTCATAGGCTTTCCCTGGATTTACGCTAGCCACTCGCTCAACGCCTTCCTTCAGGAAGTAGCCGCTAACTAGTCCGCCTTCCATCAAGGTTTGTTTGACATGATTCTTTATGTTATCGATTAACTTTTGGGCTTCAATGGCTTGGCCGTAAAGCCTACCCAATGCTTGAGGGTCTGAAGGCAATCCTGATTCAGGGATTGCAAGTTCAACGGATGCGAATTTTTCTAATTCCTGATCACTCATATCAATTTCCAATTACCAAGGGACGTCATCTTCTTCCGGTTTCTCACTTGCTGGGCTTGCTGAGGCTGTTACAGCGCTCGAGGCCTGCTTAGGCTTGCTTGACGCTGGCCATTGATCCTTTTTCAGGTAATCTTTCACAACGTTCTTGACTCCTTGTGTTCCGTCTTCTCGCGTGTATGGCTTTCGGTCAAGAACAACATAGCCTTGCACTCCTTGGCAAAACGAAGCGTCAATACTGCCATTCATGTAAGTCTCGCCAAGCCCGGTACCATAGCAGAAGTGTCGAAGCTTTGCTGCCATTGCCTCCAGCAGCCAATCACGCACGACAGTTGTTGACCCATCGCTAGATGATGCGTAAAGCTTCAACTCAATCATTTCATTGCCTGACTTGCTCACTTTGTCCTCTGCTGATGTCACTTGAAACGGGTAGGTTCCAGCAGGGAAAACATTAAACCCTAATTCTTCTTCTTTTTTTGGTGTGAACTGCATATCAGTGTCCTTGTAAGTGCTTGATGATTTTCTCGACCTTCTCTTCCGATGCGTCTTGGAATGATTCCACCCCAAGCTTCTTAAGCCATCCCGCTTGCTTGTCTTCGGTAATCGAGAGTCGCTCAATAAGCGAATTGAGAACACCCAGTTGTTGCGCGGTGGCGTAATTGTAGGCAGAGACATTCGCCTCAAGCCTTCCCTTGCCAAACCTCTCGGCAAACTCTTCGTAACACCAGGGGAACCCTTCCCCAACGACAAAGCCTTCCTCTCGGCTTTTGATTGGGATTGCAAGTCTCTGCGGTCCCGTGTGTGTGATCTGCAAGGCAAGGTTGAGTTCGTAGTCTGTTTTGTCCCAGCCGTCAGCACCCCATCCTACTTGTTCGCCATTGGACCACTTAGCGGCCTGGTGGTGAATCAAGATAGTGTTCATGTCGAGCCTGTCACAAGCTGAAATCAGCGAGCGCATGAACGCAACAGGAGGTTTCTTGGACGCTCCGAATGCGTCTTTGTCCCCTAGCCTCTCTTGCTCTGCTGTAAGTATCGAGCCCCACAACTTAGAGACCGAATCTATCACAAGGGTTTTATAATCGTGACCCCCAAGTGAAAGCTCTCTAATCTCATTCAATACTTCTTTGGGTGCGTTCGCTCCTTCATCTGGTCCGAAGTACATGCCGCCATGCTCCTCTAGCCGCTTCATGTAGGCCGGAAGCTGGTTGCCTGGTTCTGTGCAAATGTAATAGACGCCAGGAAACCCCATTGCTCCCCAAGTTTTCCCGACACCCGGAGCCCCAAAAATTGAAATCTTTGCTCTCGATTGTTTGGCCGCTGTTGGCTTAATTGCTTTTAATGGCATAATTTTTCCTTTGTTCTGTTATTCCTACACGTCTCCGAAGCACTTGCCGAAATATTGGCGAAACCAAACAAGCTTGTATTCTTCATCCTCAAGCTCTTTCCGTTTCTTCTCGATGCTTTTCTCAAGGTTCTTCTCAGCACTTGCTCGAATCTCCCCTAACCCTTCGATGTCAATTTCTTCAGTTTTAACTATCTCAGCGTCATCAGTCTTGTTATTGATCGATTTGAATTTGATGTTTGTTCCCGAGTAATCAGACTCAATATAGCAAACTGTGACCGTTGGCAGCTCACTGAACTTGTCGAAGTGGGAAATAATCCCGTTGTGAGCTTTGTAGTTGCTATACTCTTTTACAAGTATACGAACATGGTCGCCAACCTTCAAAGCCTCATCGCTTTGACTGGATGACTTGATTCGAACGCCTTTAATTTCAACGCTACCACTCTCTAGCGTTCCTTCCATTTGTATCTTTGTCTCTATGCTCATTGTTTTTCCTCTAGTTGAATTCGTAATTGTCTCTTGTCCTCTAGCAACTTGGCGTTCAAGTCGCTGTATTCCTCAATCGTCTGTTCAAGCCTCAAGATTTCCCGCCTTAGTGCTTGCTTGTCTGCTTCATGGGCGTCCTCATCATCCATGATAACCCGCTGGTCAATCGCTTGCTCCTCGCTAAAAGACAAGGGCTTAAATCTATCCAGTCGTGCCATTAGTCCTCTTTCGCTTCCTTCTCAAACTGCATTTGAATTTGGAAGTCTTGAGGGTTCATCGGAACAGTATCGACTCGTTCAAGCGTCTCTTCATCGTAGAAGTATTTCACTTTTCCTGGAGGGTTGAGAACAACCGCAAATTGCTTAACCCTCATCTCACCGCCCTTACGAACCATTGCTGCAAGTGCGTTCTGATCTGCAATCAAGTTCTCAAGCTCCGCTTTCATAGTGGCTTTCATCTGTTTGAACTTTTCCTCGTGATCTTGAGTCTGCCGCATTGCCTCAGCTAGCTCATCGCTGTTTGCAACTCTTTCCTCATCCGTGAATCGGTGTTCAACTTGAATATCCTCCCTGAGTAGTGGTTGGGGGACAATGTATAGGTCTTCGAGTTTCTTTGCTTTTGTCATGATGTTTGTTTTTAGGTTGTTTATTTATTCGCCATAGCCAGAGCCAGAGCCATCTCCAGAGCCAGAGCCATTGCCATCGCCATAGCCATCGCCATCGCCATAGCCATCGCCATCGCCAGAGCCATCTCCACAGCCAGAGCCATAGCCATATCCAGAGCCATAGCCATAGCCAGAGCCAGAGCCATAGCCAGAGCCATCGCCATAGCCAGAGCCATCAATTATCTCGTCCACAAAGGCACCTTGCTTAAAGATTCTTGAGCCTTGCTAGTCATCGGGATGACCTCAATTGCTACAAGCTCAATTTCGTTGACAGCACAGGGAATCCTACAAGAATCCGGCTTGCTGGTGCCCTCCATTGCGAGCTGACTTAGCGATGCCGCCCCAGCCCATGCATGGACCCTTCTCGCTTGCCTCAAGGTCACTTCAATTCCCGCCAGTGTGCTTTCGCGCTTTGCTAGGTAGCCGTAGTGTACGCCTGCTGAGTAAGTGCGAATCATCACGAGATCGAGGCCGTCAACTTTACTTGCCATCTCGTCTCCCTCTGGAACGTAGGTGACTCCCTCTATTTCAATTTTATCAACTTTCATTTTATTCGTTTTTGCGTTCATCGTTTTTGTTTTCAGGTTTAGAAGTAGCTTAGAATCGTTGAGATGATTAGAAGCATAAGTGAGGCCCAGAATAGGCAGTTTTGAAAAGTATCCGACTTTCTACTCATAGACTTGTGATTTTTTGAGGGTTGATTGTTTTTGACTTGAGAACTTCGTTTACGTCGAATCTAACAATCTGCTTGTTGATTCGGATGAATGGAATTTTTCGTTGAGAAACCCATTCCGTTATTGTCCTCTCCGATACTTGCAGAATCTCTGCAAGCTGCTTTCTCTTCACGATTCGAGCGCCTTCAAGAAAACTCATTTCAAGCCCTCCTGAATGAATTGCCGAATCACCGTGCTAACAGAGGAGTGCCCTTGCTTCTTGGCTAGTCCTAGTAGCTTTTTCCTCCATGCGCTAGGAGCCTTGAATGTGTAGGCGGCTAGCGTTGTTGGTTTTGTCGTTCTTCTGGTGGTCACACCTCAACAGGTAATCGGTGTTCACACCCAGCGCAAGAACTTTTATTACTTTTTAATAAAAAATATTACTTTTTGTAATTCTTGAATCTGGTCGATTTGTGGTCTAGTGAGGAGGTGGACAACATTGGAGTTGTCACGACTAAGAGAATGCCGAACCAAAGAAATCCAGAAAAAACACAAGTAAACGTATGGCTCCCTGACCACCTCAGTGACAAGCTGGAGGAGTTCCGTAGAGAGAAAGGACTCAGCAAAGCTGAAGCTCTAGCGCTTTTAATAGGGCAGTCTCTTCCTGGCGTAGATCAAGCTGAAGTGGATCGAGTGATGGGGTGGAATTCTGAGAAGAAAGACTCGCTAAAGAAGCCAAAGAAGGCACCCAAGAAGAAGGAACAGTGATCGTAGCGTGGTTGTTTGTAGATGATTGTTGCATGCGCCTATACTACAGGCACCCTAGGACATTAACAGACCAAGCATATAACTTTTATTGGTATTTATAAGTGCCAATTTGCGAGCCGCGAATATACCATTTCAACCCTATGACCACATTCTACCTATTTTTGTATATCGCTGGCTTCGCTTTTTCTTGCATCTGGCTTGCTTATCCGATAGTTGCAATGAACAGGCTCAAGAGCATTGACGAAAGCCTGAAACGCATCACTGGCGCGGAGAAATAGCCAGCCAGCTTTCAGTATCCTCCTTGCTTACTAGCTCTCTGTAGACCCCTAGGAACACACTCGCAGAATGCCCTAGTTGCTCCGTTGCTTTCTCAATCCCATACACGTTGTAGAAGTGGGAGGCCGCTGTTTTTCTCAGAGCATCATGAGGCCAGTTTTCAATCTCAGCGCTCTTTCTTAGAGCGTTGAATCTTCGCTTAAAGTTTGTAACCGGAACCCCATTGCCGGCCTTGATGCATTCCAGAGCTGGTTTTGTAAGGGTTACAATTCGACGGTTTCTAACTTTCGCCTTCTCGGCCTTCAGGAACACAAGCCCTCTCTTAATGTCGATTTCGCCCTCAGTGATCCTTAGGGCCTCCTCTGGTCTAATGCCACAAAACAAGGCCAGACCTAGATAGGTAAGCATCCCAAGGTCATCTACTGCTGCCACATCGACAAGCCTTTGACACTCCTCAACCGATAGGATCTGAGGGTCAACATGGGGCACCCTAACGCGCTCAACTCGCTGTGCTGGATTCTCGGCCAGATATCCCACTCGAACACAGTACGAAAAGAATGACGACAGCCGGTTGAGATGGGTTTGGCGAGTTGAAGGCGCTCCTTTTTTCGTGCTCAAATACTCTGAGACAAGCTTGTGATTGAGCTGGCTGATGTCCATCCCCTCCCGGTCCAGCACGAAAAGGCGAAGGCAAACACGCAACTGATCAAGGTAAAGAGCCGAAAACCCTGCCGCCTTCTTGGCCTCTAAAAACTCATCTCGAGCATCCCCAAGCGTTCGGCCAGTCTTGGCGGCATGATGCTCTTTGAAAAAGGTCCAAACTTCGTCCAGAGAGACGTTTCGCTTGCTCATCTCTAAAAGCACCGTTGAGACCTTGGCTCGCTTTGATGGGGCCAATTGAGCCCATACCCGCCCCGCTTCGTCCTTTTCCTCCTTGAAGAGCCGAAGAGCCGCTATTGCCTGCCCCTTGGTCTTGTAATACTTGCGCCGACGCTTGCCACCTATCCTTCCAAAGTCTGCTTCCCAGCGAATCAGGGAGCCGTTAATGGTTACTTGAGTAGGCTTTGGCATAATTGGCCTGAGAAATTGACCATTTATTGACCACATTGCGACCATTTTCTTGCTACCTAGCCGCTACCTCTCTCTAGCAAATGTAAGCAAGGGCAAATCGGAACACCCGCATAAGCAAAGGCGAAAGTCATTAAAGACCCGTAAATAAAGGCCATCGTCGACCTGTCCTGAAAAGAGACTAGGGCACCTTGACACGGTAGGGGTCGGAGGTTCGAACCCTCCACCGCGCACCATTTTAACCCCATCTAAGCCAACGACTTAAATGCTTAGGCTGCCTGCCACACTCCGACCCCCTCTTAAGCCTATTGACCATTTATTGACCAAATTTGATTGGTGGGAACCAAAGTCGTTCGATCTTTCACATTAAAAAAGAAAAAGCGCCACATCGATTGGATAGACCGATGGGACGCAGAATAGAGAGCCTGAAAGCCCTCAAAGTCGATGTTCAAGCCGACTGATATGAGGAGATAGATACTGCAGTTCTGGGCCGTTTTCAAGAGTGAATATTCATTTTTTGTATCCACGATTATTGAAGCTCTCTCCCGATCTGCCTTCCTTCACTTCCTTCCTTTGGGCTTAGAAAGCTCACTCAAGTCTATTGACCATTTATTGACCAAATTTGGTGCTTTTCCAGGGCTTGGAAGACCCCATCGACAAAGCTAGGCCAAGTAAATCTTTGCACGGAGCGAGAAGCCTTAGCGCCTATTCTGCGGCATTCCTTGGGGTTTTGATAGGCCCAACGCATAGCCTTGACGCCTTCTAAGGCAATCGGCATGGCCCAGTCTCCGAGGTTCCGGTAGTGGCTTTGGGCTCTTTCGATCTTGTAGCCTATCGGGATATGATTTCCGAATTCGAAATATTCTCGATGCCCGCCAAAATAGGTGCCTATTACCGGCCGGCCGGTTGCCATAGCGTGAAAAGGCCACATTCCCCAGCCTTCATAGGTCGATGCGTCGACGTAGCAATCTAGGGATCGAAGCCATTCCGCCGCTTGCTCATGCGGTAGGTTCTCACGAATAATCTCGATTCGTGGGTCATCGTCAAAGATCGGGTCACCCGACTTGTTGAGTTTGACGGTTAGCGATACATGAGGGTTGCCAGGGAAGGCAGCAAGAAACCACTCAATCACCCGATCCATGCCCTTGCGCTCTCTTACGTGCCGGATATTCCCAGCCGTCCCGAATCGAAAAGTGGCCCCTGCCGTCTTTGCTGACGGCCTGTAAAGCGAATGATCTAGGCCGATGTTAACGACCTCGACTGGCGGCTTGAGTTGCTTTCGGAATTCGTGAGCGTTTTCGTCACAGGGAACAATCACAAGATCATACTTGTTAATTGCCTCAATCCAATTAGGGTCAAGGATGCCAGACTCGTGCATAGTAAATATAGCGTTCTTTGTCCCCATGGGGGGCAGAACATCGCACACAGACTGAATTGAGAATTGAGGCCCTGGAACCTCTCGCTCATCCGAGACAAGCTTAGAGCCTAGGCCGAGATCATGGATGATTCGATTGTGATAGTGGCGAAGTGCCTGGAATTGCACAGGTGCGGATTTGGGAATCGATCGAGCTGCATTCTGAGAGATGTCCCCATATCCATCTGCCACCTCGTAGCCAGACCACCAAAAGAGGCTTCCGGGTTTATGTTTTGCCGTGTCCCATCGTTTCCCTCTGTGTTCTGGTCGCGTTCTACGCCGCTCAACAATAAGCCCCTTTACCATTTCCCGTCGATGCAATGCCAGGTTTCTAACCGAGCCTTGAAAGCCACGGGACAAGCACATAGGCCGCACCTAGTGCCGTCAAACTCATCGCATCCCTGGCAAATATTAAGGCGCCTTGCCTGTTCCTCATCCGTGGCCTTGGTCGAGTCCTTGAGGGCTCGAATTGCAGAGCCAACAAACTCCCTACCGATCTCAAGCGCTGAATACTTGCGTCTCGCTTCCCTGCTTCCGTAAATCATGTCAAAGGAACTCGGATATAGTTCTCGGCAATTGAGTTGATCCCAATCGATGAGATGACAGAGTTGCGAAGCTGAGCTCCGTTGCTTGCGTCAATATCAGCAGTCACCCCGATGATAGGCCCATTAGGTGGCGTCCCCGCTTCGAGCGTCCCGCTCTGGCCAATCATGCAACGCTCTGCGGGGTTCTCGATCACAACAATCTCACCAACATCATCAATGTCATCCCCTGGAGAAGGGTCTTTCAGCTTGCTTACTTGGCTCTTGATCGGGTCTTGAATCAAGATCGGAGTTCCTAGACCAACACTGTCAACGTAAGACCGAAGAGCCAACGGAACGGCCTCAATAACTTTCGGATGCGGCCTGACCCTCCACTCAACCGACCGTCTAAAGAAGTAGGCTTTCAAGGTCCCGCCATCGCTCAAGATGTCAGACCAAGCCTCCGCTGACTCTGAGAAAGGTATTGAGTCTTGACCCCAAGCGCCTTGGGTTGCAGCCCCGCCTGGTTCTTCCCACGATAGGTTTTCGATAATTGAAAAGCCCTCTGAGTTAGTGATTGATACCTCTTTGAATCGAGACCAAGTGAGGGTTCGGCTTTCGAGGTAAACCGGCACCCCAAATCGCGAAGCAGTCAACAGATTGAGAACTTGCGCCATTTCTGCTTGTGCTGCCGCTCTCATGATCGTATTGGGCAACACCCCGTAACCGCCTCGATCCTCTCCAGAGTTTCGGATTGCTAATCGGTCATCACTTGACCCAATCAAAGACAGCGCCTCTGCCATCGTAAGGTCTCGGGAGTCTTGATTCCAGCAAAGCGAAGGTGGGCCAGCGTCATAAGTCAAAGTATCCAAGACCCTTTGCTCATCAAGAAAACCGCTCACCGAAGCCCTAATGACGAACTCATGATATTGCCAGAGCTGGGCAATCGGCTTTGTGTCTCGGTCTGGCTGAATCTCGATGTCTGCATCGTCATAGACGTGAGGGGCAAGACGCTGAAAAAAGAAACGGCATAAGGCAGCGCCTTTTACTAGCGTTGGATCATAGTCAGCGTCAGCCGTGGCGCTAATGTCCCCAATCCGCTCCTCATCATCAACCCCGTCTATCTTCCACCGAAGGCAGGCTACTACAGTGTTCTCATCTGTTCTTGGCCCTGTATCGGTTGACAAGTAGGCAGACCGGCTAGCTGAAGAGTCAGCGATTGAAGAAGGAGCGCTCGAACTCTTGGTTAGTCGGCCATTAATGACAACCTCAACATTGTGGACGCTCGAGCCAGCACCGGTCTGAACTCTGATTGCCTTAACTAAGTATGGAGCCTTGAACACCTGGCAACTCTCATAATGTGCTGAGATACCATCACAGTCGCCACTCCCTACATCGTCAATGCTGTGGTCTCCGAATGCGTCCCAAATCGAGTCTCTGCAAGTGCTTGAGCTTGCGCCGTCCGCCGTGTCAATCAAGTCGTTGACAAGGCGACTGGTAGTCGAATACGGGACGTCATCGCCCTCGTAGCGGTAACCTGGAGGGGTCTCCACTTTGGTCACCACATCAGGCAAGGTCGTCTGGCTTAATCCAAACTCATGAAAGTCCTTGCCCTTGCCTGTGCCGTCCGTCTTATCCATCGCGGAGCTGAACGTATGGCACCGATCATGGAAGGCACCTAATATGTCGCCGTAAGTATCGGGCTTGTAAGTGGCTGAGATGTTGTCTTTGTAAACTGTCTGCCCCCCTATCGACATGACCCACTCATTGGAAATCCATGTCTTCGGAATGTCGTCAATATCGATTAGGAAGTCTGACTCGTAAACCCCAAGGTCGGTTGCCCCTGTGAAGTCTAAATCTTGTGCCTGGTTGCCTCGAAAAGTCTCATCAATCTTGTAGTTGCTGCCGTCGTAATTAATGTCACCAGAAGGCGCGGCCCCGTCCGCTTTGACAATATAAAGGACGCCCTCTTGTATCTGAGTCACTGGCGTTGCGAGCGGTGCAAGGTTTTGAAAAATGTCAGCGTTGGAATCGCCCTTTCCTCGACGATCAAACACCAGCACCGAATTCCCGTCACCGTCTACATAGTAACCCTTGAGCCGGTCATAGTTCACAATCCGAAAGAACGAGATCAAGAAGTCCCTCATGGCCTGGTATGGGGCAAACTTGGCCAGGTTCGTCTCTGCCGGAAGGTCCGCGCTAGGCCCGTTCAGGATCATGCCCTTTGAGAAGTAATCGTCCGAAATGTCCTTAGCGTCAGACACGATCTTGCCACGGTAAATCGAAGGACTGCTTGAGCGAGCTGTTGCCATCCGAAGGTACACATAGAGGTCAAATACTTCCGGCTTGTGATCCATTAGCTGCGCTACTTCGACATATATATCGACGGGACTGGAAAAACCATCGACAAGCTTAACTTTTAAATTCCCCTTGAACCCAACAGGAAACATCACAAAGTCTTGCGGCTTGGCCGCATTTATCAAAGTGGTGTGAACCACCACCCCATCAATCTCAAATTCCACTCGATGAAATGTCGTCACATTGACCCCCACAACAAGGAACCCGTAGAAAGAAAAGTCGTCGCCTGGATTGCTGACATTATCATTGTTCCCGATGCTCCCATATGTCCCTGGCAATGATGGTGTAGCCCACTCGAACAAAGGGTATTCAGCCGACACTGCACCACCTGACCCTACTGAAACGCCATAAGCAGGAGCCAGGAACCATTGAGAGTCAAGCATCTCTTCATAGGCAACGGTTAACTCTTTAGGATTCCAATCGCCAGCATCCTCCCGCTCGTCATCAGTGCCCCTCCATTCATTCAAGAATTGGGTCATCATCTGATTCCACTGCTGACCCTTCTCATGGATCATCTCATCCGATGAGTCCTGAATTTTGCCGCCTAGTGTTTTATGGTAGGCATTCTTCGGGGTTATCCCTGAATTGATCGATTCGAAAATCCGAGCAACCTCCATTGCTGGAGCCTTGGAAAAGTCGGTTAGATCGGAAGCCAGAATTGCGCCTCGTTGCTGCTTGCCTAAGTCCCACTCCTCAAGCGGGGTCGATGGTGCTGGAGCGCCTAGGAATTCTCTAAGCGGAATATCCTCAGTCCTGGTGTGCTCTGAATCGTTCTTTCCCGGGTTACCGAAAAAGAACCCGACAGCAGGATTGCCTTGATTAAGCCCTTCGTAGTCACCGACACCAGCCGTTGGCCAATTGTAAACGGTCTCTTTGTAAAGGCCGTAAAGTTGCCACCACTCATCTTCTGGCGGGTAGAGCGGCACAACATCATTTGAAGGGTTTCGAAGGTTACGTACAAAAGAATGCGCCGCCCATAGGCAGCGCCAGTGCATATCTCCCAGACCAGAGAGAATTCCTTGGTTGATCCTTTTAGCTACCTGGTTCGCCTGCCCTGAATGCAGGACATCATCAACCGCAACGGAATCAACCCTCGAAAAAGAGCCTGAAAAGGAGGAAGGCACACTTTAGGAATTGTAGTTAGGACGTCGAATTGCTTTGACCTTTATTAGCTGGTCGCACTCAACAATCACGTTGCCGTCTGTGTTTTTGAAGTCGGTATGATAGTACCACGAAACAGGGGCACCGCCATCAGCGATAGCAACTGTCTCATCTCCAACGGTCACGCCGCGAGCCGTTTGTGCTGCTGTTGGTTGGCCTTTGATCGTGATGTTTGCAGTCGCCGCAACTGGGTTGTCGAAAAAGACAAAGCCTAGCTTAGTTGTCGGAATTGCAAAACCGTTGCCCGCTCCAGTGGTAACAAGGGTTGTCATGTTGTCGGTTATCGGTTCAGGGTTGACGTCGTGGTCTCGTAAGGTAATCGATTGTTCTGCCATGTGGTCGAAATGATTTGTTTAGTGCCTAGGTGCTCCGCTTATCCATTCAAGCGCCTTCGGGAATACAACACCAAGCGTAGTAGCGGCCCCGGCACCCCAAGCGACGACTTGAACCTTGAACGATTTAAGCTTTGAAACGTCTGCTCGAATTTCACCAAGCTCTTTCTCCATGTTCCCCATTCTTTGGTCCACTCGATCAATTGTCTTGATTAAAAGCTTTGATTCAGAGCTAGTCATTTATTCGGAGCCCTCCAGAGCTTTTGCAATCCTTGCGATGTCCTCGAGCCTTGAGTCTAGCTCCTCCATCTTTGCTTGCAGTTCATCAGGCAGAGCAGTGGGGTTACTGTTGCCCTGGTAAGCCGCGAACGCTTGAACCGCTGCTGGCGCTAAGTCGCTAAGGAAATTTGCAATCACGCTATCAGGTGTCGCTGCTACTTCCGAAACGCCAACGCCATAGTTCCAGCCATCCTTTCCAACTGACTCTTTGAGCTGGAGATCTTTCATTTCAAGCTTTTGACCAGCTATTCGAATTCCGCTTGAAAAGTCGACATTGACAACCTTGTTGGTCTTTCCGTCGCCACCAATGTAAGCGGTTGACTGCTTAAGCGTGTGATGCCGATCACCACACGCAGACACAACAAGAAGCACCAGGACGCAAAGCAAGACTGCTGTGAAATCGAAGATTGATAGGGCTCTTGCTTTCATCTTAAAGGTCGGTAGGGGTGTCGCTTTCAGCCGATTCTAGGCCCGCAAGGATTGTAGCGTCGTCGGGAAGCGTGACTTGAACTTTGGCGTTGTGAGTCGCAACCGCTGCGCGCATCGACGCGATGACCTCTGGGGCCTTGCTGGCTGTCGGGTCTTCGCCGAGGACAATCTTTGCTTCCATCCTTTCCCGAAGTGGCTTGAACGATTCTCGAAGTTCGTTTGATGCCGCCCGATTGTCTGCCTGTGCTTGTGCGCCGTTTAGCAGGCTGATAACGTATTCAGTTTTTTTAAGAGACATGGTGCTTATTTAGTTTCGTAGACGAAATCAAAGATTAGAATCGTGGTGTCCAAGAAGTTTGTGTCGTCCAAGACAACAACACCGCTAGCTCCTGTGTCGTAGAGCGTCGCCTGAGAGGAGTCCTTAGTGATAGTTGCTAGTGGCATAGAGGTTAGTGACGCCATGTTATTGCCTCGCAATGGAAATACATTGGCATCAAGAGCCACATCGTCAGAAGTCTTTGGCATTCCTGTTAATACTGCAGTACCCGTTGAACTCCCCTTCGCAGAGAATGTTATCCTTCCCCACACATGACAAGTCTTTGGGGCGATCATTCGGTAGTTGCCTTGACCTGCCGTGGTCATGCCTGTATTGCCACCACCAAATGTAATCGCGGGCGTGAACGTGCCTGCCTCCCTACTGTTATCAAATAAAGCAGTAGCGGAACCGGTTGCGGTCAACCCGTTTCCAGAGGCGTCTCTCCAGTCAGCGTCGTCATCAATGTTCTCGGAAAGAAGAGCGAGTGCAATATTCGCCCATTGGTCGGACGCTGCAATAACGCGGTCCTGGCTCCACCGCAAAGCCTCTGCTGACGTTAAGAGGCGTTTCCAGATCACCAAGTCACTAATGATTCCGGGCCAGAGCTTTGCACTGTTTTGGTGGCCAATTTGAATGCCATTCGAGTTGTTGATTGTTAACGCAACCGCCGAAACGGAGTCAGCAGTGCCTTGGGGTATACCGTTTAGCCATCGCGTGGCGTTGCCGTTGCGGTCGACAGTAACCCCCAAAACATGCCAACCTTCCGGTATCACATCTCCGTCATCGGTTGAGGTTACGGTTGTTGTGCCATCCCCTAAGATGAATTGAACGCGACCAGTGGCAGAGTATCCAAGAAACCAACCGACAGCCCCGCCCCCACGGGACGACGCAATGCAATCATCGTTGCGTGTTCCGGGGTTGTAAACTGTGGCGAAGACTGAAAAATCGGTTGCAGTGCCAAAATCCAAAGACGCGCCATGAGCTGTTGAATGGATATTGCTAGACCCGTTGAACTCTAAACCGTTCGCAGGCTGGCGAGAATACGCCCTATCGTTTACGTCTGCGGTTGCCATCACGTCAAGGTTTGTTCTCGACGTTGCAGCACTCGAAACATCGGAAAGGTTATTCGCTGGCGTTAACCCTTCAGCCGCCCCAGGAACGCCTAGGGTTGCACGGATGGCCGCTTTCATGGATGAATCCACAACTACGCCGTGCTTGCGGACTAGTTTGCCGTCAAGCGAAAGAATGTCGCCATCGGTGTTGAATGCTAAGAAGTCTTTGGACATTTGTTAAAATCTTTCTATGGATTAAGTTTTTCGCTAAAGCTAGCCCCACCTTGCAACGGTCGAACTTGACGCAGTAACCGACGCCACGCCTCGCTGTGATTGAGCTGTAGAAGTGACACCCCTAGACGTTCTTTTATGGAGCACTCCAACCGACCTGCCGGGGATGAAGCTATTTGAGAAGTCAATGAGCTGGTTGATTGCGTCTCGAATATCAGGCCAAGAGAATTTTGTCAGCTTGCGGATTGGCTTCATGAGTAGATAGTGTTTGTCGTTAGCTCTGGCTCATTGTCAACGTAGTTAGTCCATTCAGTGACCACTTCAAACTTCCCATTGCCAAGCGGGTTCGTGATCGGTGGTGACTTATACCAGTAGGAACCATCGAAAGCCGTTGCAACATCCCCGACAATATTGCGCTGAGTTATCACAGCGTCAGAAGCAGACATCAAAGAAACTAGCTTGTCGTTGCTCCACATTTGACCCGTTTTGAAATGGTCAATGGAGTTAGAAGTATTCCCAGGAACCGTCCTAATATTCCGCAAGACGTGCCGCTCTTGATCTGCTGAATTCTGGCCAGAGACAAGGAGCCCGGCTAGTTCTTTTGCTAGTGCAATCTGGCTGGCGTCCCCGTCAGGATCAATGTAATCATCAAGATCAAACTCAAGATTCTTGTTTGCGTCATTGGCAGCAATCCCACCTTGAACAACGGTTTTGTATCGCTCGACGGATTGGATGACTCGCTCAATGTAGCCAGCTTTAACCGTTTCGAGTGCTCGATACTTCGGAAGCTTCCAAGGCTCTACTTGCCCCCGATTCTCAGAGAACATCCAATCATTAGAGAACTCTTTGATTGTTGGGTCGTCTACTGACTCAGCGTCCTCCTTTGACTCTGCCGCATAGGTGACAACTAGGTAGCCGTCGGATGCTGAGTTGCTAGCATACTGAGCTTGAAAGCTTGAAGCACCAGAAGTATAGAAGGCGCTATTCTTAGCAGCGTCAATATCGTCTCTGAGCCCGTGGTAAGTGTAAGTCGTTGCCCAGCCAGACTGCTGCCTCCAGCTTGAGTCTTTACGAACGAGCCGAACCGCTACGTTGCCTTTGAGTCTGTCAGCCATTATTCAACAAGCCCACTTGTATTGCTCGATGTCTCATTCGATGAGTCGGCTATTTCCCTCAATAGCCGCTTTTGCTCCAATGTCTCCCGCAACTGCTTGGTCGTTGCACTCTCTAGGCTTTCAACAGCAACGCCAAGCCGCTCCATTACCGACACTCCAATACCTGTTGCCACTTCGCCTGGGGTTCCAATTGCATTGAAAAAGCCCACCTCTGCTTCTGATTTGAAATTGGAAAGCCCTTCGCCAGGTGTGTTTGCCTGGTTCTTTTTGATAGCTGCTCGACGCTGGTTTATCAATTGCGCGCGCCTGGTTTGATCCCTTGCCAGGACGTCTTCCCCGGTAATAACCAAACCCTCTGCCCTGGCAACCTGCATCTGCTCTTTAAGCCCTTCGCGCATCAGTATCAAAAATTCAACACCAGCATCAGAAAACAAAGCATCCATTCCCTCCTTGATTTCGTCGCTCTCTTTAGTGCCTTTGAGCTTGTCCGCTATATGAAAAAGCAGTTCGGGCGATGTTTTATTTTTAAGATCATCTGTGGAGATTCCTAGCTTTCGAAAGCCTCTCAATTGGTCATTCTCGCGAACATTCCCAAACTTGTCTTTATTATCAAGCCCTTCTAATGCCTCAATTCTTCGCGTAGACAAATTTTGAAAAATATCATCAGCCCTATCACCTTTGACCCCAAATTGCTCCAAAGCAAAGTTCATTTGCTGGATCATCTCAATCGACTGCGCAAGCTTGTCTTGTTCGTCACCATCGAAGAGCCCCCCGATGTCAGCCCGCCGCGCTTGCTTCACAAGGTCACCGGCTTTCCCAATTGAATCTGTGAACTGATCGATTGAAGCTTGAGCGCCTTTGAGAATAGCCCCTATCGAGAAGGCTGCTAGCAAGTGGCCTTGAATCGACTTTGCGACCCCCGCTCCCCACGTGTCAGCGTGCCTACTCGCGTCCTTTAGTCCGGCTCTCCACCGGGAACCGTCAAGGGTGATCCTTGTCTTTAGTTCAGGCTTTGACATTCAACCCCTTCAAGATGTTGGCAATCTTTTCTTGCTTCGCTCCGATAATCCCAGAGCCAGCCATTTCTTCTTGAGCTGCCAAGTAATCCCAACGGCACTGCCCCCAAGGCTGATCGTTGATTGTGTCTG